CTTGGTTGGTTTTATTCAAAGAATGATGGTAAGCATTTCTCAGACGCTGAACGTCAAGTTATATAAATAATTAGGTTAAGCTCTTTCACCTATACAAGCAAAGAGCATTTAATGGAGAAAAATATGTTAAAGATATTTAAAGATAGCTATAACAACAACAAGAACTTCTATCACTTTAACGTGCTAGGATTTAAATTCAGAGTTGCTACTAATACTAGAAGCTTAAATAAGTTTAATACCTACAGCACCAAAAGAGGTAGAGTTCTCAACGTAGGCAAGAAGTATATATGCTTTATGCCTGTATAAATTAATATAAAAGTTCACAGGATTGTCACACTATTGTCACAGTAATGTCATAATAGTGTGCTACCCTGTACTACATAATTTAAACACACAAGGAGATGTTTATGAATGATATAGTTGATACAATAGATTCTATTATTTCTGTTCAAGGTCTTATGATTGAAGCAGAAAAAGAATTAAGAACTGAAACCGAATTCTTAAAGAACAAGAAGAAGGAAGAATCAGAAGCGTTTAAAGTTAAAGAGTTAAATCTTTAGACTATATAGTGCTAGGTATCACTTTAAAGTGCCTACTTAAATTAATTAACTTGGAGAATAATTATGAATGATATAACAAATAGTGATGATGTAATAGATAGTCGAGACATACTTGATTATATAGAAAAGTATGAGGATGATGCAGACTTTGAGGATGAAGTAAAAGCATTACAAAGTATAGTAAATGAGTATTGTGATAACTATACTGAGGGCATGAAAGACTTAGAGTTTGGAGTATTTTTTATTAGAGATAGTTATTTTGAAGATTATATGTGGGATTTCTTTTTAGAAGTCAACCAAATAGATGAAGCTTTAGAGTGCTATATAGACATAGAAGCTTTTGCACGAGACCAACAATACAATTACGCTACTGTTGATTTTGATGGTATAGAGTATTGGTATCAACAACATTAAAGGAGAATGATTATGAGTAAAGAAGTACATGAAGATATGTTATGGCAACAGATAGAACAAGAAGTCACTACAGAGCATGAGGAGGGCTTACTAGAGCAAGAGATATTCTCTTACTCCAGGATAGGACTTGACCCAGACGATGATAGAGATGAGATATTATATGAGATTATGGAACAAAGATTTAGAGAGAGGTGCGTATGAATTGTAAAGAATGTAATGATAAAGGTTGGCTAGAAGTATATGGCAGACTTGGAGATGAAATTCAAGTTTGTCAAAGTTGTTTTAAACTTAATTCTGATAAGGAAGCATATCAAAAAGCTAGTTTAGAGATAGATGTATCAAACTTTAAATATGATACTTTTGTTTTTAGAGAGAGGTGCGTATGAGTATATTAAAAGTTAATTGGTATGAAGAACAACTAGATGAGTTTTATGAAACTGATAAAGATAACAATGGGTATATACATGGTATATATCTTTATTATGGTAATGAATCTTTTGATTATGAGTGTCGTTGGTTTAAAACAGAGCAACAAAGGGACAAATACTTTGAGGAGTTAGTATGAGTATAGCAGATAAAATTAAAATAATAGATGATGTCATAACAAGAGAGGTTAATTGGGCAGATGAGCCGACAGATGATATTCAAGATGCTTGGGTTGATATTAGACATATAATTAATAAGTTTTACAAGGAGGTAGAATGAGTAAGTATTGTTGTGAAATGTGTGGTGAAGAACAAGTAAAAGTTTTTTATGAGCCAGAGGTAAGACCTTATCTAATTTTCTGTTCTCATAATTGTATCAATCAACACTTGTTAGATATAGAGCAAGGTGAATGGGATAATCACGAAGGTGAAAACTTACGACTTGAATACGCTAAAGAGATAAAAAATAATTGGAAAGATTTAGATATACTAGAACTAAAACAGGAGGCAGTATGAGTTTATATACGAGAATAGAAGATGTAGCAGTTCGAGACTTTGAGTTCTTGCGACTGCTATCAAAAGAAAGTTTAGATGTATTGGTTGATAAAGTCTTTGCACATGTCAGAGACTATGAAGGTGAGGACAGTAAGGAAGGTTTTATCCATCAATGTATCATGGAAGAGGTGGCTCATTTAGTAGCTAAAGGTTTATTATTAGAAGGAGATAGAATATGAAGATAACTAGTTGGAACTTAAACATCTTTTGGGAAGATGGAACAGAGGAAAATATAGGAGACATACCTGATTGGGTAGCTAATAGGGTTGATGAGTTTCTTAATGAGTTGGAGGAAGAATATGAAAGTTAAAATATCAAAAGTTGCTAAACACAATGGGCAACCTACTGCTTTTACTGTTAAAGTTAGAGGTAAGAAATATCCTAGAGGATTTAGAGAGTGGTATTTTCCACACGATAACAAGCCAGAGACAGCTATTGAGATGGCTATATTAGATTACAAGAAAGAATTATTAAATTGTCACACAATTGTCACATAACAGTCATGGAATTGTCACAATAGTGTGGTAGACTACATAACTTATAAATAACTTGGAGAAGTATTATGAAAATAAAAATACCATTAAAAGTATTTCATAAAGATATGAAAAAGAAAAGGCACTTAGTTTGGTTTTATAATGATGACACTAGGGTTAAAAGAGAGCCATCTGGGTATCGACAATTTGAAGTTGGTGTTATTGGTTATAAGTGGGTGAAGATTAGAAACAGTATTCTTTTCTCTCATAAAGATAATCATTGGGCAAGAATTAAAAGAAGTACTTGGGATAACATAATGAACTCTAACAGTTTTAAAACTGTAGAAGAGAGACAATGACACAATACAAGTATAAAGTTCTACAAAGAAAACGAGAACTAGAACAAGAAGGACTTGATAAAGAATGGAGTTTTATGGAGGCTAAGTTTGATAAAGGTAAGTTAGTCTCCATAACTACAGGATTTAAGAGTGGCAGAAGGTTAACTGAGTATGAAGACAAACGTAAGAAGGACAAGGAAGAATGGCAGTAAGAGGTAAGACAATACAAACTATAGACCATGTGAAAAAGAGTTCATCACAGGGCATAGGAGGACGTGGTAGACGTATTAAAATAGCAATGTCTACTATGAACAAAAACAAAAAGCGAACTTATAAAAAATATCGAGGGCAAGGCAGATGAATATGTATGTAGGAGATGCAATATTTTTAGAGGGAGTCATAATAATATTATTAATGGCTACACATTTAATTAGACATTGGCATAGGAGGTAATGATGAAAGACTTTGAAAAACTAATAAAAGAAAAGCTAGAGAAAGATGGAATATCTAAAGAATGGATGAAAGACCATTTAATAATTGAGGGACTTGATGATGATGAGTAATATGTTTGGTGTAATCATAGTGTTTACTTTTATGATGGCTTGTCTGATAGCTACACTATTAATTGTAAGGGATAATCAAGATGATTAAAAGATTTTTTTATTGGGTGAATGAGTGTTGGAACTTAGTAATGAATGCTAGGTACAATCCATTGAGATTTATTCCAGACCCATCAATCCAGTCTTATTTTATGTTGGTATTGTTTACTATGTGGAGTGCTTACTTTGGTTTTGTTGCTATCTTTTATATGGGTTGGTTGGGTTATAATATTATGACAAGTGTGATAGTGCATTTAACAGTTCTAATTCCTGTTGTCTTTACTAATGCAGTATTCAGAGATGCAGAAAGAGATGGTGCTAAGTGGTACTTACATTTAAAAGAACAAGAAAGAATAAGAAGATTATTTACTAGCAAAAAGAATGTTGTTAGATGGGACATAGACAAGGAGGCATAATGAAAGCAACAATGACAAAGGCAGAGTACCGAGAGTTTGTAGAAGCTGTTGATGAAATCAAAGCTAAAGCTAACATAGATATTAATCATAGTGTGACGTATGATGGTGACAGTTTTATAGTAGAGATACTAGACGAAGATATAAACTTAGAGTATTTAGATGAAATATTACTTGACAAAGAGGAGCAAGTATGATACAATCCTGTATCTTGAGCAACCGAACAAGCCCTCTATCTCCAAGTATTAGTAGGTTTGGTTCTAACCACAACTCCGAGAGTAGTTGGCTCAACACTCTCACTAACTTTAACAACTTCAAACTTAATCATAGGAGGTAAATATGATAGTAGAAGGAACTGCGTATTGGGCAAGTATTAAGACACCCAATACGACTTTTGAACCTGTGTATACAGTCAACCTTGTTGTTGACCAAGAGACAGCAGATGGTTTTGCTGGACGTGGACACACAGTAAAGCAGATGGATGAAGGTCCAGCTTTAGTTATCAAGCGAAAGGTGAATGGTCCTAATGGTATGATTAGGAATGCACCAAGATTACTTGATGCTAACAAGCAAGACATTAATCTAGCTGTTGGTAATGGCTCTAAGGTAAGAGTACAATGTAGTGAATTTGAATGGGAGTATGCTGGTAAGACTGGCAAGAGTCTCGACCTACAGGGTGTTCAAGTCATAGAGCTAGTGGAATATAAAGCAGAGGATGGCTCTGAATTTTTCGATAGTAACGAGGAGTTTTAATTATGACTGATGAAAATAATCCACAAGTCACATACAAAACAGAGAATGGAGTGTATGATGTACTACAACTTTCGCAAGATGCTCAAGGTTTATTCAACATAATAGTTGAGTGTACCAATGAGGTCAACAACTTGCGTAGGCGAATTGCTGTACTTGATTCAGCAGTTCAAAACTTCAATGGTCAAATGCAAGAACATCTAACAGATGATGCATTGATTGAGGAAGATAGTGAAGAGGAAGCTTCAGTAGAAGAAGACTCTTAAACTTGCATAACAACTGTAAGTAAAAAAATGCTTGTTGTAGGAGTTGCTAGACCTTCTGCGTTAGAACAAAACTAGTATTATATTTTATAGGAGATAGAATTGAATACAAAATTTATTAAACATAAGCTACCCTGTCCCAAGTGTGATAGTAGTGATGCTGTTTCTTTGAATGCTGATGGGTCTGCTAAATGTTTTAGCTGTAATGCTTTCATTCCAGACTATGACAAAGCAGATGATATGAGTACAAATACTAACACTATTGTACCCATGAAACAACCAGAGACATCATTCTTGAACTCATACACAGGAGTATATGCACCATTGACTGATAGAAATATATCAGAACAAACTGCAAGGAAGTTTGGTGTGAAGGTTGTCAAAGACCATACTGGTCAAGTCAAGCAACATATCTATCCGTTTCATAATGGAAGTGAGATAGTTGCAACCAAGACTAGGTACGTAGACAACAAGAACTTCTCATGCAATGGTACGTTTGAAGGGACAGGGTTGTTCGGTGAGCAACTGTATCGCAACAAAGGTGGTAAGTATTTAACCATAACCGAAGGTGAGTGTGATGCAATGGCAGTCTATGAACTTATGCAAGGTAAGTCTAGTGTAGTATCTATTAAACGTGGAGCTTCATCTGCTGTTAAAGATATACGAGAGAGCATTGAGTTTGTAGAATCATTTGATAATGTTGTTCTTTGTTTTGATAATGACAAAGCTGGGATTGAATCTGCTAGACAGGTTGCAAGAATCCTCAAGCCAAGTAAGGCAAAGATAATAAACTTACCCAATGGTTACAAAGATGCTAACGAGATGTTAGCTAAGAAGAAGTTCCAAGAGTTCTCTACTGCTTGGTGGGAAGCTAAGACTTATACTCCCTCTGGTATCATGGAACTATCCAGTAAGAAGGATGAGTGGCTACATAGAGAAGAGAAAGAAAGTGTAGCTTATCCTTGGGAGGGACTGAATAAGAAACTCTATGGTATGCGTAAGGGTGAGTTGGTCACCTTGACAGGTGGTACAGGACTAGGTAAGTCTAGTGTGACTAGAGAACTTGAACATCATTTAATTAAGAACACAAAAGACAATGTAGGTATTGTAGCACTAGAGGAGAACTGGTTGCGTACTGCCGATGGTATTGTATCTATTGAAGCTAATGATAGGATATACTTATCAGAGAAACGTTCTAAGTATACAAGCGATGAACTCCATACTTTGTTTGACAAAGCTATTGAGAAGGGTAGAGTATTTATTCATGCCCATCTTGGTGCAACAGACATTGATGAGATATTCTCTAAGCTGAGATATATTATTGTAGGGTGTGAGTGTGACTGGGTTGTAGTTGACCACCTACATATGCTTGTCAACGTACTAACTGAGGGTGACGAGAGACGTGGTATTGATATGTTAATGAATAGATTACGTAGCTTAGTTGAAGAGACTGGTGTAGGTATGATACTGGTATCACATTTACGTAGAGCTCAAGGCGATAGAGGACATGAAAAAGGTATACAAGTGTCCCTTTCTCACCTCAAAGGTTCACAAGGAATAGCACAATTGTCTGATTGTGTTATTGCATTAGAGAGAAACCAACAAGCAGAGAATCCAGAGGAAGCTAACATGACGAAGGTTAGAGTCTTGAAGTCAAGGTATACTGGTGATACTGGTATGGCTTGTAGTTTAAAATATGACGTTGAAACTGGGAGATTACATGAATCTACAGAGGAGGAAACATTTACAAATGAATCTTATTTTTGATATAGAAACAGATGACCTTGATGCTACTAAGATATGGTGTATTGTAGCTAAACAAGTTGATGGACAAGTATATAAGTTTGGACCAAATCAAATTGAAGATGCACTAGACTTATTACATAGTGCTAAAGTTTTAATTGGTCATAACATTATAGGTTTTGATTTACAGATACTTAAACGATTACATAATTTTGTGTATCGAGGTAAGGTAATAGATACTCTTGTTATGTCAAGACTTTACAATCCAGTCAGAGAGAATGGACATAGTCTCAAGACTTGGGGTTATAGATTAGGTATACCTAAACAAGAACAACCAGAGTTTAATAACTATACACCACAAATGCTAGACTATTGTGTACAGGATGTTAAACTGAATGAAGCTGTATATAAGTTCTTACAGAAAGAAGGACTAGGATTTAGTAAGCAGTCCTTTGACTTAGAGCAAATGACTTCTGCTATTATATGTGAACAAGAAAGAAATGGTTTTCATTTTGATAGTAAACAAGCTATGACTTTGTTAGCAGAGCTTAAACAAAAGATGGCAGATGTAGAGGATGAAGTACAGAAAACATTTAAACCTAAATGGGTTGATGATAAACAAGTTACACCTTACATTAAGAAGGATGGTGAACTTAGTAAGCGAGGACTTACAGATGAGGAGTATGTACATTGTATGAATACACAAAACTTTCAACCGTTTATGCGTAAGAAGTTAGTTGATTTTAATCTTGGTAGTCGTAAACAAATAGGTGAGTATCTTATTGACTTTGGTTGGAAGCCGGAAAGGTTTACTCCTACTGGTCAACCTATTGTGGATGAGAGTACACTTAAAAAGATTACCCACATCAAAGAAGCTAAACTAATTGCTGATTTCTTATTATATCAGAAACGTATAGCTCAAGTATCATCTTGGATTGATGTTGTCATAGACGATAGAGTACATGGTAAGGTTATACCTAATGGTACTATTACAGGGAGGATGACACATCGAGGTCCTAACATGGCTCAAGTCCCTAACATACATAGTCCTTACGGTGAAGAGTGTCGTGCTTGTTGGACTGTACCAGATGGCTATAAGTTAGTTGGTATTGATGCTAGTGGTTTAGAGTTACGTATGTTAGCTCACTACATGAATGATGCTGATTACATTGAGGATGTTGTTAATGGTGACATCCATACAACCAATCAAGAACTTGCTGGACTGAAGACACGTGACCAAGCTAAGACATTTATCTATGCTTTAGTCTATGGTGCTGGTGATGCTAAGATAGGTAAGATAATTAATGGTGATATGAAGAAAGGTAAAGCATTGAAACAAAGATTCTTTGCTAACTTACCAGCATTAAAAACTTTACGTGACAGAGTACAACAAGCTGCCAACAGAGGTTTCTTAAAAGGTATTGATGGTAGAAAG